TTGCTCCCAATAATCCAAATGCTCCTACAACTCCAACAACCCCTCCAACTCCTCCTACACCAACAGTAACTGGAACATCAACATCCAATCAAGTTACAACATCTACATCAACTTCAAATGTTGTAGCAACATCTCAGGTTACTTATAATTTAAGTAATCTTGATACTGATGGATATGGTACAGTCCAAAATTATACTGATACTGTAGAAACTACTACACCAGTTACTACAGTAACTACAACCACAACACCAGTTACAACTACCACATATTCAGATGGGACTACAACCACCTCAAATGGAACTCCAGTTGTAACTACATCAACATCTAATGGAACACAAACTTCTCAAGTAATTGGAACAGTTTTAAATTCCAGTACAGTCATTGCTCCATCTGTATCTTATGCGACCGTTGCGTCTGGTGCTCCAACAATTACCAACACTCCTACATTTACTGCAACTGAAAATGGCGAAAAACAAAAAGTCAATGTTCATGTAAAAACTGGTATTACAACTCCATTACTTACAACTGTAACGACTACACCAGTTTCAACAACAACTGATGCAAATGGTAATGTTACAGTTACAAATGGAACTTCAGTTGACACCTATGTTTCTTCAACAAATTATCGGGAGATTAATGTTTCCAAGGATTACTTTGGTCGTGTGGACCAGTTAAAAGTTCTTGATGGAGTTAATGATGGTATCAATGCACTTCTTAATCATGAACCAACTGCAGGTAAGCAAAGATTGAGAGTATTTGAGAACAACAGATTTGTTCAATCTTATAATGCTGATGGTTATACTGCAGATTCCAAGATCTTCGGTGGTGGATTTGAATTTGATGCAACCAAAGGTTGGACTGTTGGATTCCAATATAATAGAGTCAACGTAAACCTCAATGGTGTCGATTCTATAACACGACAAAACAAAGATCACTTTGGTATATTCAGTGAATTAAGAGGTAATACTTTAACTTTGAATACGAATGCTGCAATTGCAAATAGCAACTATAAGTATAATAGAACTGTAGAAGGTGTCTTTAATAATGCTGGTGAAACATCTGGAACTGAGTGGTGGGTAAGCAATCGTCTTTACCTACATCTTACAAAGTGGTTGCATCCATTCATAGGACACACTGTTTCTAATATGAAGAGAAACGCATATACGGAGACTGGTTCTATTCAGTCTGCAAGAAGTGTTGGTGAGTTTAATCAAACCAAGCACGTTGGTGAAGCAGGAGTTAAGTTAGAAACTCGTTTTGGTGGTAAGAAAAAGGATCTTTTTGGTCTTAGTGTGGAAGGTGCTTACGGAACTGATAGTTCTTATGGTGTAAGTGCTTCTGTTGATTATAAAGAGGTATTATTTGTTGAAGGTTCTCATGGAGTTGCAGATGGAGTAACCACTAACTCTGTTGCAGCAAAGGTTAAATTTAAGTTCTAAAAACCTAAATACTCAGGAACTTCACCAACGGACAATGGCTGAATCGACAAGAGAAAAGGGTATGGGAACTTTGATTCGTATTTCTGTTTTGAGTTGGTCTGCTGCTTTGCTGACGGCAAGCTATGCTGGTCTTCTTCCCAAAATGGACCCAACATTTATCGCAACAGTTTTTACTGCCTCTGCTGCGACATTTGGCGTTAATACAATGAAGAAAGACGCTGAGAAGGAAGATGCCAAACGAGATCCCGAACCTGCAATCACAGCAGTTGAACCAACTCCAGAACCAATCTCTCCAGCAGTTGCCTCTGCTGAATCAACCGAAGGTTGCCCAACCTGTGGTTCGGGAGATTCCGCCACCGATAATTCCGTACCTGTCGGTAGGGTCTAATCAGTTACCTGAAAAACCATTGATGCGGGGTTTGGCATCACCTATTATAGATATTCCAAACCCTACATTAAATTATCCTGTGATTGATGTTCCAACACAGGAAGAGTTTGATGCGGCTGTAAAAGCAGAACAAAAAAAGAAGGAAGAGGAAAGGGAAGAAAAATCTAGAGGACTTCCTGATAGTAAACCTGTATTACCACAGGTTCAAGTTCCTGTTCAAAATACTCAAGATAATCGGAATATTTCCGATCAACCCACTACAAATAGTAATCTTGGAGTACCAGAAATTCAAGTTCCATTTATTGGTGCAGTCCCAGTTCCTCCAAAAGAACAGGTTATACTTGCTGGCACCACTGCTACTGCTTCTGTCGCTGCGGCTCTTATTGGCAAATCTTTGGTGGAATGGATGGTAGGTAAGATGAAACCAATTGTTCAGCAGATATTTGTAAGGGGCAAGAAACTCTTGAGCAGAGACCTTACCCCATATGAACTTCAAGTTTATTTTGCGTTTGAGAAAAGTCAGTCCCTCAAGAAAGTTAATAAGTTACTTAAGAGAGAACAGAAGAATCAAAAGAAAGAACAATATAAGAAGTTTCACTCAAAGTGATTACTTCTTGCGCTTCGCATCCAGTTCAGCAAAGTTCTTGACTTTAGTTCCGCCATCATAATTCCAAGCATAACCTTCAGCAATCATCTGATTGTTCAATGATGTTGGTTCGTCATTGATAAACAGATGACCAATAATTCTTCCATACTTTTCTGTGGAGTCTGGAAGCTCGGTCTTGATCAGAATGTTTTTAGCACCTTCGCAGCGATGCTTCAACCATTCTTTCGCTTCAAGTCCGTATTTCTTTTCGTTCGCATCTGCGGTGCGACTTTCAGGAGTGTCAACACCAGCAAGGCGAATCCGTTTAGTAAGAGATATATCGAACCCCAAATCAATATCAGCGTCAATAGTGTCTCCATCGACTACCTTATGGATTTCTCGGATACGATATATGTATGGGTCTTTATTGTCCATTAGAAAGGAAACTTAATACTCCCGGTATTTAGTTTAGGTAATGGGAGATTATCAATTGCTTTTTGTACTTGCTTCTCTACGACCATACCAACAAACTGTTCTGGATTCTCAAGAATCTTTTGTGCCTTTTGATATGTCATATAAGCACCATAAGCAAGTGCTCCACTAATCGCTAAACTCGTCGCTGACAGAATGAGTGCTAGGTTCTTCATCTTTCATCTCCAAATAAGCTAACCGTAGTATGTAGTAAATGATATATGCAGTAAAAGACAATCCGCAACATAATATTACAAGAACACCCCATGGAAATTCATTCATTCCACCAACCTTCTTCTCTATGAATCCAGACTTTCAATTCTCTTACATAATTTCTTAAGGTTTCTGCTTGTGAAAGGTGCCAGTCGTCACCCGTTTTCAGGTGCAATCTCATATGCTCATCTACAGCATCGAGACACTTTTTAATTACCGGGTTCCAGGGCTCCCGAACTGGCGTGTTCCATTCTCTTGGCATAATACCTCATGTTTTTATTAGACTCCTGTACGTGGTTGAACAAAACCCTCACCTTCATCTACTTTAGTTTCAAGAGCTTCAACTCTTTCTTCTAAAGTTGCGGACAGTTCTTCAACTGGAGGTTCTGGGGGAGCAACAACAAACTCCTCTCTACGGGGTTCTTCCTTTTTTTCATCATCTTCACTACCTTTCTTCATGGTATTAATACCAAAGGTAGCGGCTGAAGCGGTAAATACTGTAGCGATGAATGTTGGATCCATCTTTGACAGCATACCCGCATAGCTAGCGGTGAGAAGAGCAGCAGACCAACTCAAGATAGCAATACGAATAATTTGTCCCATAGCATTTTCCTTTTTCTTATCCATCAGTCTTAAATGATGTTTCCTTTGTATTTAGTAATTAAAACCTAAACTTAACTTTACCTGCAACAGTAGTTACACCATCTGCCACACCATAAGAACCTTCAACGAATAACATTTCTTTATAGTCTAAGGACGCTGTAACCCCATAAGAATTATCAGTGCCGTAAGAGCCATCAACAGAGATACCAAAAACATCTTTCTTCTTGCCTCCGAATCTGGTTTCTAATTTTAAACCAATTTCTCCAACATGTGTTGTCTGATTGAATGCATCAACACTTCTAGCAGATTGTGGTGAACCTGTTTCAGTATATGCATTTCTCTTCACATTAGAAACAGTATAACCCACAAATGGTTTGATCCATCCAGAGTTGTTGACATATAATCTATTGTGAACCCACCACTGTTGACCTTCTACTTTAGCCCAGTTTCCAAAAGAATATTCAAGTGTTCTGGCAACATCATACTTATCTTGTGATGCACCAGCATTGGTTACCAGTGCAATATCTCTGCCATGGAAACTATTGAATAAACCTACATGCTGTCTCTTGGAATGTGAGATACTATCTACACCTTTCATTTCAGTGTAGATGTTATTATAGTGTGCTCCAGCAGTCCATCCTTTTGTTAAATCAAACTCAAACCCACCACCAAGTATTGTTGATGAGGCTTCATATCCATCAGCATTATAGGACTGGGCAAATCTAGTATTCTCAAATACTCTAAATCTCTTCTTATGATTTGTGATTGGTTCGTGGTTTAGAAGTCCATTAATACCATCGTTGATTCCATCAAGAACTTCCAGTTGATCAATACGACCAAAGAAATCAGCATACTGATGTGAAACTACGGACTGACTTGCGGAACTTGTTGTAACTACAGGTGTTCCATTTGTAACAACAGTGGAGTTGTCACTGTAAGTATCAGTTGTGACTGGTGTAGTTGTTGTAGTAGTTACGGTTGTGGCAGTAACAGTTGTAGCAGCATCAAAGTTAAGTGTCTGCTTTCCACCACTCTCTGAAGAGGTGTGAGTGATAACAGTGTTTGAGGTGTATGTAGGAGCAGCAACACTTGAACTTACATTATAAGTAAGAGCAGAGCTTACCAGAGTTGGTGGTGGAGGTGTTCCGCCAGTTTCATAGATATCAAGGA